TGGCCTCATTGACTCCACACAGTACACACTCAACATAGAGGGGGTGTTTTCTACCTCAGCAACATCAGGTGGTGGGGCGGCGGCTACGGCTGACTATCAGGTCAATACCGGGCTAGATACATACGTGGTGGGTCTTGGCTGGGGTGCAGATCCGTGGAGTTCTGGCGGTTGGGGCGAAGCCGGTGTGGTTGGGGTGGGTCAGCAGTTGCGCCTGTGGACGGCAGATAACTTCGGTGAGGATTTGTTTTTTGCTCCTAGAGACGGTCCGGTCTACTACTGGGATGCCACATTAGGTACCACGGTGCGTGGTGTTTCGTTAGCTGATGCGTCGACTGATCTTGGACTACAGGGGCAGTTTGTACCGAATCAAACAAGTAAAGTTATTTCCGCACCGATCCAACGGTTTATTATCTGCATGGGGGCTAACCCCTACGACCCGAGTGACTCTGAGACTGACTTTGACCCTATGTTGGTGCGTTGGTCAGACCAAGATAATCCGTTTCAGTGGGAACCCGCTATTACGAACCAGTCGGGTGAGTTTAGATTAACTGACGGCTCTTTTATTGTGACCGCTGCCAACGCACGGCAAGAGATCCTAATCTGGACAGAATCGGCTTTATATTCCATGCAGTATATTGGCGCACCGCTTGTGTATCGGTTTGAGATAATGATTGATAATATTTCGATTATGTCTCCCAATGCCACAACCACGGCCAACAACGTCACATACTGGATGGGGCGCGATAAATTCTATATCTATAATGGTCGAGTAAATACGTTGCCTTGTGACGTGCGCCAATATGTATTTGAAGACCTAAACAAAGACCAAGCCTATCAGATATTTGCAGGTACAAACGAGGCTTACAACGAGGTATGGTGGTTTTACTGCTCAGGCACATCCACAGTAGTAGATCGGTATGTTGTTTATAACTACCTCACTAATATATGGTACTACGGCCAACTGAGCCGTACTGCTTGGCTAGATTCTGCCCTACGCGAAAGCCCCATGGCGGCTGATTACAACCGGCGTATATTGTTCCATGAAGTAGGTAATGACGATGTTTCTGGTTTGAGTCCGGTGCCGATTACAGCGTATGTACAGTCTGCTGATTTTGATATCGGAGATGGTGATAGTTTTGCCTTTGTGCGGCGCATACTGCCTGATGTGAACTTTAACGGGTCGACGTCTAATAAACCGTCACTGACCATGCAGGTCAAACCCCGTAGAAACTCTGGCGATCCATATGGCACCGCGGACAACCCCAATGTGCCAAGCGCTGACGACTACAGAAACACCCGCGTGTATACAATTCAAGAGTATGAGGGGCAGGTGTACACGCGCTTAAGAGGTCGTCAAATGGCGTTGCGTTTAGAGTCTACTGATCTTGGTGTTGCATGGCAGTCTGGTGATATAAGAGTCGACTTAAAGCCTGACGGTAGGAGATAATATGGCACGGGTAAGCACAACTGCCGCACCGAACCTGCCACTCATGCGAGCGGAGTACGATTACAATCAGCTAGAACAGGTGCACAACGCCCTGCGTTTATACTTTAACCAGTTAGATAATTTCACCCGCACGCTAGGTGGTCCTTTGGGGTTGGGGTATGTGGATTCTCCTCATATAGGAGCAAGTAGTGCTCTAGATCAGTATGCGCTGGGTGATGACACGCCTACATTAGTGACATGGAGTGCGGTTACTTCTAATGCGGGGTTTACCCTAGATCCTGCCGGGTATGCTGTAGTCCCACTGAGTGGTACGTATAAGATATCTTTTGGGCTGCAGTTAGTAAATACCGATAACGTTGCACACGACGTGTATACATGGCTCCAAGTTAACGGCAATGTGATTGATAACTCAACAAGCCGTTTTTCTATCCCTGCCCGCAAGAGTGGGTCACAACCTACATACAACCGGGCACAGTCTACAGTAATTTTTAATGCTACTGCGGAAGATGAGATTAGGCTGTATTGGGCAACTGAGAAAGCCGCTACAGCGGGGGGTACTGACGGAGTATTTTTAGAGCACGAAGACGCCCAAACCACCCCCTATGCCAGACCTATGCAACCATCTACCATCGGAAGCATTACGTTTATTTCACGCCCACAAGGGCAAACAGCATGATTTATTGCTTAACACCCCCTAAAATGTTACGATCAAACAACCTCCCACCCTCGAGGCACTCATGAGTATTAGAAATGCAACCCAAATAGTCCGTGCACAAGGCCGAGGCAATGATTCAGAGCTCATGCACGTTACTCCCGGTGAAGTCCAAGCCCTACAAGGTATCGCCCAATTGCATGGCGGTTCGCTTACACGCAACCCTGAGACAGGGTTAGCTGAGGCTGGGTTTTTGGAGAATATTCTCCCTGCAGTGGTTGGTATAGGTGCGAGCTTTATACCGGGAGTAGGCCCTCTAGCTGCCGCAGGTATCGCTGGCGCTGCTGGTTATGGTATGACAGGTAGCTTAGAAAAAGGCTTGATGTCGGGACTCGGTGCATTCGGTGGTGCTAGTGCATTGGCTGGTTTGGGTGATGCTGGTGCTGGTGCTGCTGGTGCTACTGGTGCTGCTGGGGCTGGTGGTGCGGGTGCTGGGGCAGGTAGTATTGGTGCTACAGGTGCGAGCCAATTAGCTACGACCCCCCTAACAATGATCCCGCCCTCTGGCATGTCTAGTGCAGTGGGTATCGGTGGCGTAGCACCAACGGCGGCAACAACTCCTTTTTCTGCGTTATCTGCTGCTGACAAGTTTGGGGCTATTGGTGCGAACGCTTCCGATTTAGGTTTTATGGGTAGTATAGACGCTATGGGTAAGGGCAACCTTCTTATGGCAGGGGCTCCGCTTTTAGGTGCACTAAGTCCTGAGCAACAAGAGTTTGACACCTCCGAGCAAGAATCCTACATCCGTCCGCAGTCGTACGACCCAGTGACACAAACATACACACCGTTAGCCCCGATCAAGTCTACAGATTTAGGTTCTATGTCTATAACAGACTACAAAAGATCCCAAGGCTATCAAGAAGGCGGGCAGGTCCAACAACGCTACGAGCAACCGGTCCGTACAGTAGATCCTGCTGTGCAGGAATACAACCAAATGCTAATGAACCAAGCACGCCAAGAGTACGTGCAGCAACAACCCATGACAGGTGTGGCGCAGTTAACACCTTCACTTATGGCACCGACCCCTGCTGCCCCTGCCGCGGAAACATCTGCACCAGATTTGTCTGATATAGACCCGTCGCGTAAATACGTGTTCGATAGGGGTACCCAGAGCTATCTTGAAAATCCTAACTACGCAGATCCTAATGCTAAACCTAAAGGTGGTGGGTTAACTGATGCGCTTGTTGAAATGTCAGGTCTTGGTGCGTTATTCTATGAGCCCCCAACTGGGGACACTCCCCTGACTGCAGAAGACCTGCGTAAGATGAAGCGGTATGGTTATTATAATGAGGGTGGTATAGTCAATACCAAATCTTCAGCACCATCGTTCCAAGCAGGTGGTGAGTTAGAGTCTGACTCCTTTATTGTCCCTGCTGACGTGGTAAGTGCATTGGGTAACGGAAGCACCGATGCGGGTGTAGATTTGCTAAATCAGTATATCGGTATGGCGATGCCTATTGAAGGCGAAGGTGACGGTCTAAGTGACGATGTGCCAGCCAGTATTGAAGGCGAGCAACCCGCTCGTGTAGCAGATGGCGAAGTGTATATCCCGTCTGAAATCGTTGCAATGCTAGGCCAAGGCGATCCTGAGATGGGGTCCGCTAAACTATATACGATGATGGATAAGATCCGCGAAGCCGCACACGGTAAGAAGTCTCAGCAAAAAGAAGTAAAGCCTGAATCGGTGATGCCCGCATGAAGATACAACACGTCCCGTTAGAACTTGTAAACCAAGTATGGCCGAAAGTAGAAAATTACTTAGAAAAAGCCATAGCACAGCAAGACGGTGACGCCGATTATCATATTGAGCATGTCCGTGCATACGTTACCGCAGGGCAGTGGGTGTTACTAGTTGCTGTAGATGAAGACTCAACCATTC